AATGTACTACCTGACCCACCAAAAAGATCAAGAACTATGTCAGCATCATGGTTGCTCACGGCTCTTTTAGGAATAGACACAGGCTTTTGTGTTGGGTGAAGTTTATTTATACCTTCTTTATCTTCTTCCCAAATACGATTTTCTTTAGTAGAACCAATAAATTTTAATTTTGAGCCTTTTTTCTTCCATAAAACACAAGGTTCATGGTTTGGTTTATATGAAGCGCCTAATGCTCCATATCCACCTTTCTTTTTCCAAATAAGCAAAGCAACAACTTCGCCGCCTACATTTTCAATTCCGCGATATAAGCCAAATGGCACAGTATCAGCGTAAAACATGAAAACAGGTCCATCACAAACAATAGAAGCAACTGTTACGGCTTCTTCGTAAAGGTCTATGTCATCGTTTTTAATCATTTCACGGGCATTGCCTTTTAAGCCTTTGCCTTTGTCTTGCAAACCACCCGTGTAACTTACGCCATAAGGCGGGTCAGTGAACACCATGTCGGCTTTCTGCCCATCCATCAACTTATCCACAGCGTCAATACTTGTGGAGTCTCCGCACATTAAGCGGTGATTGCCAAGTTGGTAAATGTCGCCAGGCTTTGTGATTGGTTCTTCTGGCACTTCAGGTACAGCATCCTCATCAGTCAATCCTTCAATAACTTCAGGATTTAGTGCGCCAATTTCCTCGTCTGAGAAACCAGTCAACTCTAGGTCGTAGCCTGCATCTTTTAGGTCGCTGATTTCAAGGGCTAGGATTTCATTGTCCCACCCTGCATTCAACGCAAGTTTGTTGTCGGCAATGATGTAGGCGCGTTTTTGATGCTCGTCTAGGTGGCTCAATTCAATCGTTGGGACTTGCTTCTCATCTAGTTTTTGTGCTGCCATTACCCTGCCGTGTCCAGCAATGATGCCGTTTTTACCGTCTAGCAATACTGGGTTAGTCCACCCAAACTCTTTTATTGATGCGGCAATCTGCGCCACTTGTGAGTCGCTGTGCGTGCGGCTGTTGCGTGCGTAAGGTATTAGGTCGGCAATCGGCTTGTATGTAATTACTAGTTTTGTCGTGTCTTGTTTTGTAGTCATTTGAGGAACTTCAACTTATAAACTGTTTGGTTTAGCAGTGTTGCTATGTTGTCAATCTCGTTCTGTATCTCGCTGTCTTGTGGCATTTCGCTTCGGTAATCGCGCACATAGTTACGCAGACTGATGATGTATGACAATGGGTCGTCATTGTTGCCGTTGCCAAACATGGCTGGATACGGCTCAATGATTACTTCGTATGCGCCTTGGATTGATTCGACCAGGCTGTCTACCAGTTCTGGAATTTCATCATAGTACGCGGCTAATGCGACGTGCTGTGAGTATGATGTCGATTTGAAGTGCATCAGGTGTGTCAATGTTGCAGAGTGAAGCAATGTGCTGACAAATGTGCCGACTATTGGGTCCATGATTGATTCCTTAAAACCTGCCGCATGAGCCGCTTGGCCCACTTGAATTGCCTTTTGTTTGGTATCGAACGGCCCTTTTGACCCCCAATACCATCCGTCTGACTTTTTACTGACTGGCATATCTATCCTTTTTGATATTGTCTGCGCTTACAGGCTTTAGCACAACCGCAATTTGGCTCTACTTTCCATTGAGGTACTTCGCCCCATTTTCTAAGTGTAATGGATAACATCTCGCGCATCATCTTGCATGGCTCATCCAGTAGCAAGCGTTCACGACATTTAAAACAAGTAAACGAATAACCGCCATGAAACTTCTTTTTTGCCGCGTTGTCGCAGTCAGGACACAGGTTGTTTGTCATTGTAGAAAGTATAGACATAGACGTTCTTTCTGCCTCGTGACATTTCGTTCTTTATTTGCTCTCGCGTCATGTAGCGTTGCTTCATAAAGTAACACAGGGCCATTGATATTTGACTTGCCTTGAGGTCAGGTTGTGCTTGGCGTATCTCTGTCAGCGTCATTGGCCGTTGAGTTAACTGAAATAAATCTCGCACTTTTGTTGCTGCGTTTGCCATTAAAAAACCCCATGTATTAGATGGGGCTATTGTATCTAATATCTGTCAACGGACAAATACGCAGGTTTGTTGATGGGTTACGCCTTTGGAGTCTGTGTAGGATTCACCGCATCCGACCGCCCATTCAACAATAAATAAGGCAAATGTTACGCCAATGACGATTGCTAAAAATGTGTCTTTAATCATAATTCGTTCCTTTTTGCATATATGGCGATGTTGCCATAAGAAGTATTATATACCACTTAAATCAAAAAAAGGGGAACATCCTTCGACATTCCCCAAAAAGCAACTGCACCCCATTCTAATCAGAACGGGATGTCATCATCCATGTTGTCAAAGCCACCGTCATGTGGTTTTTCTGCGACTGCTTTTGGCTTGGCTTCGCCCTCGGTCTTGCCCGATAGCATTTCCATCTTGTCGCCAATGATTTTGGTGGTGTAGCGGTCAACTCCATCTTTGGAATACTTTTCTGTCTTCATCTTGCCTTCGATATAGACCTTAGAGCCTTTTTTAAGGTATTCCCCTGCTATCTCAGCCAGTTTGCCAAAAAACGCCACATTGACCCATTCTGTGACTTCCTTGGCCTCGCCTGATTTGTCTTTGTACTTTTCGCTGATTGCGATACTAAAGTTGGTTACTGCCTTGCCGTCCGGCATAAAACGCATTTCAGGGTCGCGCCCCAAGTTGCCAATGCCAATGAATTTATTTACAGCCATGATTTACTCTCCGAGTTTGATGATTAGATTAGTGACTTCGGCCAAGAATTTCTCGGTTTCTGTCTTCATTTCCGCAATGAGTTTTTCATCACGTTCTGTCCTCACAATCAGCAATTGATTGCGCTTGGGCAGTCTTGGGTCGTAGGAAACGAAGTCACACCATTGGCGACCAGTTACCCACAGTTGGCATTGGATTTGTTTGTAATACTCTGATGGCACTTTGTTTTCAAACAGGTAATCCAAATGCGTTGTCGTATTGGGACACTTAACTTCAATGAGTCCCTCTTGGCCAACCAGTCTGTCAGGCGATACGCCAAGCCATTGAATGTTTGGGTGCAGCCAAAAGCCTGTTTTGTCTACAAATTGATTGGTGGCGGCTTCGTATTCAATGCAGGCAAATTGCTCTTGCTCAATGCCCCATTGCATAGCAGGGTTTGTGTAGGATTCGCCTGCTGTGCCTGTTAAACGCTCGGCAACAATTTTGACTTTGTACTTGTAGCGACCGACCGCCTCTGCCGTTCCTTTGCCTTTGCTCATTACTTCGGCAATGTTGCTGGCTGTTACATGGCCAAGCCTAGCCAGTTTCCATTCGTCTGAGCCTTGCTCAATGTTGATGTAGGGCTGAATCATGCGGCCCCCGTCAATTGCATTTTTCGTGCATCTTTGGCCGCTTCTAACAAGGTCAGCAAGTCTTGATTGCCTTTGGCTTGTTTGACAGTTGCAAAATAAACCTCACGCAATTGCTCAAGGTCTGGTGATGCCATGATTGCATCTGTCATTGACATTTGGTCCAGTTCTTCTTCTTGCGCCTCTTTTGGCACATCTTCGCCAGAATAGATGTATAGGCCAATTCCAAAGCAGGCAATGCACTTAGCCAGGCATCGCATCATGGCATCTGATACTTTACGCGCATCAGGGTTTTTAACTGCGTTGTTGCGGTTGTCCATAACTGGCAGGTGCATCGTCATTGATTTGCCTACCGCGTGAACAGTGCAAAACACCATCAAAGTGTCTCCAAAGGCTTTAGGCTCGTGAAATTCCCAATGCGCTGTTGGGTCTTCTTGAAGCAATGTATCTACTGCCCATGTCCATGACAAGTATGACAGGTTGCCTTTTTTCTCAATGTTTTTGCCAACATTGATTGTTCGTAATTCATTAAATGTTTTCATAATTTCACCATGTCTTGTTTTGCTAACTGTTTTGCTCTGTCTTCGCAATAGTCATAAACTAAATGCAAAATGATTTGACCGAGCCATTTGGCATCATCATTGGCAATGGCCTCAGTTAAATCCTTTTTACGCGCCTCAAGGTCTGCGTCAAATAACGCATCCATGAATCTTTCGTAGTCTTTGGGATTCCATTCAGTTTGTAGATAGCGGTCTGTGCGCGTCTCGAATTCGTGCATGAACTCGTCTGAATCGTGTTTGTGGCTGTCTAGCCATTGGTCATATACTCTACTCATACTTACTCCCTTTTTTGAACATAGCACCGATTGTGCTGAAAGTATTATACACACTTTGGGCAATGTATGACAGATAAAGAAATTAAATTAACGATACCTTTTCCGCCTAGTGTTAATACCTATTGGGGTTTTAAAGGGTCGCAGAGGTTTTTGACTTCTAGGGCTAAAGTCTTTAAAAGTGCTGTTGCCGCTGAATTCATGCGTAGTGGCCATGAGGGATTTGATGATGCTCGTTTGGCAGTCACAATCAAACTTTACCCACCAGACCGCAGGGTTAGGGATATTGACAATGTGGTTAAGTCCACTTTGGATGCGCTGTGCCAAGCGGGTGTTTTTGCAGACGATGGCCAGATAGACATGCTTCATGTCACCCGTGAACAGGTTATTAAATTTGGCGCTGCGGAAATATTTATTCAAGTTTTGTAAAAAAGTCTTGCAAACTATTTTTTTCTGTGTTTATAATTTAATCGTTGCCGTAGGAAGCGACCAATTGAAGCCGTTTACTCATGCTCTCGCCCTTGGTTTTTACTTTAGGGTTCCTACCGAGGGCAGTAGTAAGCGGCTTTTTTAATGTCTTCCACGCTTCCGTACTCCACACGAAAGTAGTGCATCTGCATGGATGGCTTGGAAGAAAACACCGACATCAGGACACACCCCCTGTTTGCCGACCAGCGTTAGTTGAGCGACTGGTAAAGCATTTGGTACAACGGTGGAACAAGGCCAGATGTATAAGAGAATTAACTCGTCAAGCGCACTTGG